TCCCGGCCGATGTGGAAGTGGTGTTCACGCTCAAGCAGTCCGGCGGAACGAGTCGCTCGTTTGACTGGAACATCTTGCAGATGTAACGCTCGATGAGCATCCGCTACCTCTCCCACTACCTGCCGCAAACTGCGGTAGGCGCCACCGCCACTGCTAATGTCACCGAAGCGGCTGCCACCGCCAGCGGCGCGGCCGCCGTGCGCGTGGACGGCGCGGCATCGATCACCGAGGGCGCAGACACGGCAGCTGGTTCCGGCGCGGTCCTGGTGGCTGGTTCTGGCGCGATCACTGAAGCCGGAGATAGCGCATCGAGCGCGGTGGGCATACCGGTGGTTGGCGCCGTGACGATGACTGAGGCTGGCGACACTCTTGTCGCTGCGGTGGCCGTTCCGGTGGCGAGCACCAGCACGATGACGGAAGCGGCCGACAGCGCCAGTGGTTCGGCGGCGATCACAGTCACCAGCATGGCCAGCATCAGCGAGGCGGCGGACACCCTGAGCGCCGCCGGCGTCATCACGTCCGGCGTCGTGTGCAATGCCAACATGAGCGAGGCCGCCGACACGGCCAGCGCGGTGTGTGCGGTTGCTGTCTCTTGCGCGACCACCCTCAGCGAGGCAACGGAAAGCGTGACCGCATCCAGTGCCGTACTGGTGTCTGGCGCTGCCACGCTCCTGGAAGCGAGCGACAGCTTGACCGGCTCAGCGGCGGTCGCGTCGGGCATCATCGCTTTCGCCTCGATTGCTGAAGCTGCCGACGCATACGCCAGTTCTGCCAGCGTGGCACTGTCCGCGCAAGCGGGCGTTACGGAGGCTGGCGATGCTGGCGCCGGCAATGTGCTGGTCGCCGTGCTCGCCGCTGCTGGCGTCATTGAAGTGGGTGACGGCCTGTCCGCCTCCGCGCCAATTCTGATCAATATCTCGGGATCCGTCACGGAAAGCGCCGATACCCTGTATGGAAGGGCCGGTCAGCATTTCAACGTAGCCATCATCTCTTATCGCGTACCGGCGGAGCGCCGGATCTGGCGTGTGCCGCCCGAGGACAGGATCTACAAAGCATAGCGGAGGAAGGATGATCGACAAGTTTATCGTGGTGGATGACTGCATCCAGATCGAAAAGACGCCGGGGGCGGAGCTGTACTATGGAATTAACCTTGCAGATTGGCTCTCGGAGATCGGGCAGACACTGCAGTCATGCAGCGCGACTGCAGTAGGTGTGAGTATCATGGAAGCAGCCGCGATCCAGGGCACAATAGTTTATGCACTGATCGGTGGCCTGGATCTGGCGGACGGAGCTGAGAATAGCTGCACATTGTCGTTCGTGTGTGCCGATGGAAAAAGCAAGGACAGCCGCACGCTTCACTTCACACGTCGACCTTCTTAACGCCCCATAAAGCACGAAGAGGTACTCAGACATTTAAATCGTCTCAACTTTTATAGATTTGAGACAGCGCCATTCGCAAAATGGCGACATGGCTACCTCCAATTCCCTAAGCGCAGCGGCGCCAACGCAGACCCGCACGGCAAACCTCGCGGTGCAGTGCCGCAGTGCCGAGCTGGTCCCGTCCTCGTTTAACGAGGCGGACAACACCATTGAGATTGTCTGGACCGCTGGCGCCCGCGTGAGGCGCTACGATTGGTACAGCGACACGCCCTACGAGGAAGAACTGGTCGTCACGCCGGAAGCGGTGGACATGACCAGGTTCGAAGCCGGGACCGTTCAAGTCCTGGATAGCCATCGGGTGTACGGCGGCGTCGAAAGCATCATGGGAATCGCGATCTCAGCTCGTATCGAAGACGGTAAGGGCTACGCGAAGATTCGCTTGTCCGCACGCCCTGAGATGGCGGGTATCGTGGCCGACATCAAGGCGGGCATCATCCGCGCCATTAGCTTTGGCTACAGCGTGCAGAAGTACGAAATCACTCGCGCAATCGACCGTACCGATGGCGTGAACATGCCGTTATATTCTGCCGTCCGCTGGCAGCCGCACGAGCTGAGCTTCGTGACCGTCCCTGCGGATCCGGATGCCTCCACGCGCAACCATCCGGGCAACTCCACGGGGCAGCCCTGCGAGTTCGCATATCGCTCCAATTCCACTACGTTTCAACCAACAAAGGAAGCATCCATGTCCACTGCTGACAACCAATCGGGCGCCGGCGGCGCTCAAACCGATCAGACCCAGCGCGCCGCCCCAGCCGCCCCAGCTCCGGCGCCGACCCCGGCGGCCGCTCCTGCAACGGACGCGGCGGCGGATGCAACCCAGCGCGCCGTCGATATTACCGAGTTGTGCGAGCGTCATGGACTGTCGCGCCTCTCTACTGAGCTGATCCGCTCGGGCAAGAGCATGGACCAGATTCGCTCGCAGGTGCTGGACGAACTGGCGCGCAATGACGCGGCCAGCGGCGGCCATACCAACGCCCGCATTGTTGTGGTGGGCAGCGAAAAAGAAACCCGCATGGCCGGCATTCAGGAGGCCCTACTCCATCGCGTGGACGCGCGCGCCGCCCTGACGGACAACGGCCGCCAGTATCGCGGCATGAGCCTGCTGGAACTCGGCCGCGACCTGCTGGAATCGAACGGCGTGAACACCCGCGGCATGGATCGCCTGCGCCTGGCGCAGGAAATCCTGCACTTCCGTTCCGGCATGTTCACAACTAGCGATTTCGCGAACCTATTCGCCAACGTCGCGAACAAGCGTCTGCGCGCCGCGTACGACGAGAATCCAGGCACCTACCAGATGTGGGCACGCCGCGCTCCGAACGCGCCGGATTTCAAGAACATCTCGGTCGCCCAGCTGTCCGGCGCTCCCGATCTGTTGCAGACCAACGAGCACGGCGAGTTCAAGTACGGCTCCATGAAGGATGGCGCGGAAAGTTACAACGTGCTGACCTACGGCCGCATCGTATCGCTGTCCCGCCAGTCGCTGGTCAACGACGATCTGCGCGGCTTTGACCGCCTGGTGTCGGCGTTCGGAAATTCGGCCCGCCGCCTGGAGAACCGCACCGTGTATGCCCAGCTGACGGCGAACGCCGCGCTGGCCGACGGCAGTGCGCTGTTTCACGCGGCCAACCACGGCAACCTGGGCACCGGCGCTGGGTCGGCCCTGCAGTTCTCCTCGCTGACCACCGGCCGCGCCGCAATGCGCAAGCAGAAAGGCCTGGCGAGCGAGGAACTGAACATCGTGCCGGCCTACCTGATTGCTCCTGCCGCGCTGGAACAGACCGCCTATCAGCTGACGAGTTCCAACTACGTGCCGGCGAAGCAGTCGGACGTAAACGAATTCCGCACCGGCGGCCGCACCGCCTTGGAACCAGTGATTGAGCCGATCCTGGACGCTATTAGCGCAACCGCGTGGTACCTGGCCAGCAACAACGGCCAGATCGACACGGTCGAATACTGCTACCTGGATGGCGCCGAAGGTGCGGTCATCGAAGAGCAGGTTGGCTTTGAAATCGACGGCATGCAGCTGAAGTGCCGTCTGGACTTCGCGGCCAAGGCCATCGATCACCGCGGCCTGTATCGCGCGGACGGCGCTTAATGCGCGGGCTCTGAACTGTTCACACAAGGACCTGAATCATGAAGAACTTCGTGCAAAGTGGTGAATTCCTGACCGTCGCGGCACCCTACCAGGTGTCGAGCGGCGGCGGCCTGTTGGTGGGCTCGCTGTTTGGCGTGGCCACCTACGACGCGGCAAACGGCGCCAACGTCGAAATCGCAACCGAAGGTGTATTTGATATCACGGCGCTGACCGCAGATACCGGCACCGTCGGCGCCAAGATGTACTGGGATAACACGAACAAGCGACTGACCGTCACCGCGTCAGGTAACACCCTGGTGGGCGTACTGACCGCCGCGAAAGGCGGTACGGACACCACCGCGCGTGTCTACCTGGACGGCTGCATCCGCTAAGCGCTTCCATGCTGAATTTGCCTCTCCAGCAAATTGCCAATCGCTCGGTGCTCCAGCACCTGGGGAACGCCATTGTGCGCGTGGGCGGCAACGAAGTCCCTGGAATCTTCAAGACCAGCCCGAAAGAGGGCGGCTTTGGAATGCCGTATGCCGGCTCTCAGCCTGTTGTTCAGGTTGAAACGGGAGCATTGATGGCTGATCCAGTTGACCAAACGATTTATGTCAATGGAACGCCATATCGCATTGCGGCGGTGGGGCCTGATAACTCGGGCCTCATAGAGGTACAGCTGGAGGATGTGCAGTGACAACTGCGTTCTCAGCGATCGTGGAAGCGATGAAGGCTCCGCTTGAAGCCGCACCTGTGATTGCGAAGGTATACCGCGCGCTGGACCGGGAGGCCCCCATCCAGGACGACCACGTGGTGACCGTCCAGTTTGAGGGCGCGGAACCGGTTGATGGCGAGATCCTCGGCGCGCCTGTTGATTGGCAATCGCTGTTCACGGTTGACCTTTTCAGCCGCAGCATTGCGCAATCAGGCGATGTCGCGGTGGACCCGCTCTTCAACGAAGTGTACCGCAGGCTGGCGGCTGATCGAACCCTGGGTGGCATGGTCGCCGATATCGGCAACCCTCGCATCAAGGCCGAGAACACCGCCGATGCGAAGAAAACCGGATGGGTGCGCCTGGCTTATATCGTGCAGCACCGCACCGCCAACTCAACTCTGGAATGAACGACATGAACAACCAAAGCGCCGCCAGTCCGCAGATCCCCAACCCGCCCGGTGGCGGGTCCTGGAGCTGGACCGGTACGGAGTGGGTCTCTCTGGATCCTCAGCCCGACACCGTGATGGAGGCCCCGGCGGCACCCGCCACGCCGATTCCGCACAACGACAACCTGCCGGAGAGCTAAATCATGCCACGTTATATCCGCAATACTGTAGTACTGGCGAAGATCGAAACGACCGTCGGCACTGATGCAGCGCCGGCCGGTGCAACCGATGCGGTGCTCGTGACCGATATGTCGATCACACCGCTTGACGCGCAGAATATCGACCGCAACTTGATTCGTGGCTTCTTCGGCGCCAGTGAGCAACTGGTTGGCCCGGGCAGCGTCAAGGTGAGCTTCTCTGTCGAGTTGGCTGGTTCCGGTACCGCAGCAAATGCCCCGGCATGGGGCGCGCTGATGAAG